CCCTGGCTTCCTTTTTATTAAATGCTACCCGTAGGAACTCCCCAGAAACGTTGCCAATTGACTGCTTGGACCTATTCACCCTTAGAGTAGATTTTTCCACACCGGAGATCGCTTCGCTCAGGGGTCCATGAGGACCCCACATTATAACATCATCACCGGCATGGTATGCACCGAGCTGCTTGTAAGCGCTTCCCATCACGACCCTACAGTACGCAGCGTTCAGGACAGTATTGATAAAAGTTGTGGCCCGGTGCCCCGACGGTAGTGTACCGACCATCTTTTTAGTCTCTAATTTGCCTGTCTTGTCTGAAATCCACCTGACGTTCATGTTATCCCAACTGTTTATAGCCCAATCCCTAATATCGTCAGGAGCTCCACGCGTGGCCTCCTCGATTACCATTTTCATCGCCTCCAGCGTATGCTGAGAATTGTAATCATCGAAGTCTAGCATGTAGAAGAAAGGGCCCTGCTTTGCTAGCTCGGGGTAGAGGGAGCTCTGTAAATTAAGCCCCGGATTGAGCAATGCTGAGCTGTTACGCCATACAGCCTCTATCGGCCTAAGAAGGTAGTCGAAGGTGAAATAACTCCGAGTATCGCAACCATAGATAGCTCTAGTCTTCCCGTTCTCCAACTTCCATGACAGCCCTGCCCAGACGCTCGGCTCTCCGGTCCCGACTATATTCTCCTTAACGCTCTCAGCGAACTCCCGACGAGTTGGTTGATCTGGAAGGTTGAGCCGCTTACCAAACATAATGTCCTCTATATGGCGAGTATGAGAGCCGCTCTTCGTATACATCCACCTCCTAGACCAGTAGTCATCCTTATCCATCCACCTCGGCACAGTTGCTAACTCTTCTGACATCACCTCTCGGATAGCTCGTCTCAGGCTCTCTCCATCAATAACAGCCGCTTTTTCTTCAAGAAAACGAGAGTAATTAACTCTGGTCTCAACGTCATCATCGGCCAATCCAGGGAGAGCACCTCTCCCAATCAATGTGTTCAACTCACAAATCATCGCACCTTCTTTGCAGCTGTTCAACCCGAGCGCTTTGACGGCAGTAGACAACTCTTTCAACATCGGAACGTCACCGCAGCAATGTAAGATCCTGGTAGCCAGAGTCCTATCCACCTCGTGAGCTATAGAGTACCACATAACCCAGCCGCTAAACTGATCATTCGACATACCATAACATCCAGTAACTGCGTTGGCCAGATCTAACCAACACCCAGAAAAGTATAGTTTGACCGATTTGAGCAAATCACACAACTTGATATTGACCTTTGTCCTAGCCGCTTTGTTGGCCTTAGCCGGAGCTACCATTAAGTCAGGAACTATGCCGCTTACCATCAGATCTAGTATGACTAGACTCTTAGCAGACGGAGACCTCGTCCGGGCAAGCGCCTCGACTACTTCATCTGTCCTTAATTGGCTGAGTGGTGACGACATCAACACCTCACAACCGCTAACACTCGGTAACCCGATCATCTGTTTCCTCAGCTTCTTAGTAGCCGCCTGGTTACCATTAAAGAGCTGTTCACGGACATGTGCTATACACTCAGAAAAAACACTATCCAAAGACTTCTGTGCTAGGCTGTCAATACGACTCCCACCGCTCCCATGACAGCCCGAGCGATCACCAGCCTCCCAATGGACATAACCACTGCCAATATAGCTACCACCAGCGTCCCCTACATGTTCAGCAAACTGGTCCACTACACCAGGTGCGTAACGAGTGTGGGTCAGCATGATGCTAGCATCAGCTCTCTTGGTCTTTTTACCCCTTTTGCTAATTCTGTTTCTTTTAACTCTCATGCTGTTCTCCACAGTAGCGCCCTGTA